ATTGAACCACCAGAAACTAAAACAGAAACAGAAACCAGAAAAAGAAAGTGGTTCTTTTTATTCTTATTATAGAGAACTTACTAGTGTGAATTTGATCGCATGAGAATGACCCAATTCGCAGAAGAGATTGGTGCTTGCCTAAGTGACCCATTGTAATAACAAAACTAAACATAAATGAATACCCTCCTCGTGTCCCTCCAAAATGCGTTTTCAATTTCCACTATTATTTGGACAGTAGGTGAGATTCATTACCACATTATTAATAATATGTAAAGTATATGCGGCACACACTTGTTACCCTCTCTGTAATTTCTCTTACTTCCCTCGCGGGCGCTGGTATCGGCGTTGGATCATGGATTGCCATGTCTCAACCTAAGTAATCCAGTGTAATACAAAAACCAAACATTTTATGAACATCCTCATTGAATCCATTCAAAATGCTTTCACAATCTCCGGTATTATCTGGTCGGTGGGCGAGATTCATCACCTCATTACCAAGGGATAAAGATAAGAGACCCTATTTAGTTAATACACAAATGGCTTGTATGAACTATATAGCCTTTGATTTTGAAACCTCTGGACTACCGAGAGGAAGACGAAATACAAAAGTAACACAAGAAACTCTACCAAACTTTGACGGGTGTCGTGCGGTCAGTCTTAGTGCTGCTCGCTTTTCCCAGCGGGGTCGCCTCATCAAAACCTTTGATGCGATCATTAGACCCGATGACTTCACGATTGGTGAAGATTCTACAGCCATACATGGCATTACCCACGAGAGGGCTATGAAGGAGGGGCGCCCCTTTACCGAAGTATTTTGGGACTTTATGGATTTTATTGGACCTCGCACCAAAACACTTGTGGCTCATAATGCTCAATTTGATGTAAGTGTCCTTCAATCTGAAATACTGAGACACGGGTTACCGGAATCTCAAATAGAAAATCTTGTTTTCAGGTGCACTCTTGAACTTTACAAAGAGAGATTCATGGGACCTATCAAGCTCACGAGATTATATAAGGATATATTCGGTGAAGATTTTGACAACGCCCACAACAGTCTCGCAGATTCCATTGCGTGTGGTAAGGTGTATCCTTTCCTCATTGGACAAACGGAGAGGGAACTTAAACCTCTTCCCATCAAGAAAGTCATCATCGGCGCTTCGTCGGTTTCTTCAGCTATTGGTATCAACCAGTACAAGAAACCCCGAGAACTTGTAGAAGAGCTCTGGAAGAAGTACAGTCCCCAAACTTTCAGGGGGCAAACTAAAGAGGAAGAAGCCCTCGTTGTACTCAATTCCCTTGAGAGTACAAAAAAGATCCTTCAAGCCGCCGAGGGATTCAAGAGTGAGACCTCCACAGATGTCCAACAAGAGACGCGAAAGCTTTTCCACCAAATTGAACATTCCGGTCTCCTTCCGCAACAAATGGTTCAAGCTAAGGAACATATTCGCAAGACTCTCTACACTAACCACGGAACTCGTAACGAACAAAAGACTGCCAAGTTTGACAAGAACGCCGCGAACCTCGTTGAGGATGACACCTTTTACAAGTATGATATCTGTGTGATTGAGGGGACACTCTACCAAATTGTGGGGCGCCTTGACCGTATCCAGAATAACGAAGATGGATCACGAACCCTCGTTGAAATTAAGAACCGTGCCAGAGGTCTTTTCAACACGGTGAGAGATTACGAAGAAGTACAATGTCTTACGTATCTCGAAATGTTAGAAAACATTGAGTACTGTCGTCTCGTTGAAACGTATAACGAAGAATCGAAATCGTATCTCATTCAAAGAGATCATCCAAAATGGAAAAATGAAATTCTTCCCAAGCTTCAAAACTTTTGTGAACATTTTCATGCTCTCCTTAGCAAAAATAACTAGCTTAAAAGTTTTATAATATTATAAGATATACAAATACCAAAACTACCCACTACACAATGTGTCCATGGGTTCGAATCCCATTCCTAGCACATCAAACAAAATTTAAGCTAGGATGCCCGAGCGGTCTAAGGGGGTGGATTTAAGTATAAAATATTTGTATACATTAAGATGTATGATAAGAGACCCAGGCCTGTCAACACAAATAACAATGTTCCCTCAGCAAAGAGAATGAAGTTGATGGTTGATAGCGCAATCAATAAATTATCGAGAAATTTTAATAAAAAAGTTAACATTCCCAAAAATAAATACAATCTGGGTACGATTACAAATGTAAATGCTACTACTATGGGTGTAAGATTAAGTAGAAAATTTGTGGATGAACTTAAATCTATTTACAAAGAAACATACAAAAATCAAATAGAACATGTTGGGTCTGCAGAGTTTACAGTAAAAAATACATGGGGTTTTGTTAAATATACAAAACCAACTACAAGTACCAATTATAATTTTGGTAAAGTTACACCCAAATTAAAAGATTTGGATTCGTACATCGTCTATCATTCTCATCCAGTTCCACCTGGTCGAAATGATTTGTTCACTTTTCCGAGTCAAGCCGATTTTAGCTCGTATATATCTTTTTATCCATATGTACAGGCAAATATCATTATAGAGAAAAATGGATATTATGTAATTGATCTTGTAGAATCAGATCGATTTAATAAGCCAAATCTAAATAATGTTATGAATTTTTTAAAAAGAGATATTTTAGAAATGGGTGCATTTAATAAAGTTGAAGAAACGTATAGAAATATAAGATTTTGGAAATCTGATATAAAAACGTGGCAAAAAACAATCAATGGGTTTGTTGATCCCAAAATGCGGACAAAGTTTGGTATATCTGTAAGGTATTATACATACGACCAGTTAGCACCTATAACTCTCATAGATAAAACTAAAATAATGTTACCCTAAAAAAAATAAACACACCTTAACGTTATAATTCAAAATATTTATTGATGTATAATGTTAAGATGAGTATTTCTGAAAATATTTACATTTTATTATTATTGATGTCATATGTTATAAAAAAAGCGGGTACATTTAGTATGAAAGAAAAAGTCAAAATGATTGAATTTATTTCACATGTTGCACAAAACCCGGATGCTAATTCAAAAGACTTGCTACAAACATATATGCAAAGATTAACATGAATAATCTTCCGGTATTGCGCGTGGCGTAATTTTCAAATTCTTTTTTAAATAGTTTCTTTTCGGCTTTAATCATTGAGTTTACAACAATACCCGTAGACAGCGCCGCAATTGCGACAAAAGGTATATAGTGTGTTTGGTCAACAACATCAAGACCAGTCAAAACCCAATTTGACCCACCAAAAAATACACCATACATCGACGTTCTTCCGGCGATAACTTCGGTAAGTCTCAAACGCTTGTCGTATCTTTTATGTCTATTAGCATTTGCGGACACAATTTGCCTTTTTCTTTTCTGTATTCGTTGTATTGGTTTTAATAAAGAAAGTTGTTTTGTTGCACTGTACATTTAATAACAGTCATTTGTAATCTTTATATTTTTGGAAATATACATAAAAAAATAAAGCTAGATGAATATAAATGTACGCTAAAGCTATTTGCAGAAATGTTTTTTCCATGAGTTCTTTTTATGTTGAAAATGTGTGTAAGTGGATAAAAATGGCCGTATGGGATGCACCCAGAAGAGTCTATCTGGACATCGAATTAGAAAAAATGAAGATTGAACGAGAGGAGCAAACTGAAATTGAACGCCTAAGCCGGGTTGGTTCTCGTACTTATTCAAGTGAATAAATGGATTATATTCCACTTGTGACAGACGACTTCCGTTTTGCATTTTGTAAAGCTACAGAACCACTGTGTCCAGACGTGCAACGCATTATCTGGAAAAAACTTTTATACGAAGATATTAAGTTAAACATTCCTCCGACACCCCAAAAATGTCGTATAACATACTCAAGAGTTTCTGGGAACTTCTTGCCCCAGCACCTCCTCGGAGACCTACCCCCGACCCAATAATGCACGAGCATCAAGACTATGATGAAATCATAGCAGTAAATGAAGCCAATGAAATTATTGTTCTTCGTTTACCTAAGAAATATAGCCTAAGTTACTTATAGTTTTGTAATAATTATAATAAAAATATGGACAACTTCCGCCGTGAAAAGCTCGAAAATTTTCTGTTGAAGTGTCAAGATGTTCTCGCACAGTTCAAGAAAAAACGAAAAGATAACTTTGTTCGATACGGTGATACTCAGTATGACAGTCACGTTAAGCGTATTTTATCCCTTACTCACCGAGTTGAAGACGAGCTTCGTGGAATCGATGCGGTTCAATACAATAAGTCGGTCAATACTCTCTTCACAGAGTTTGAGATGATGAAACAAAACCTAACCGACATTCATCAGGAACTGGTAGATTATCTCCAAAAAGAATTTGAAAATATCGATAAAGAAGTTTGGTATGATCAAAATTTTGATAACTGGGTCAGATTACCACAACGACAAGAATGTGAATCATATCCATTTGAAGAGAGACTTCGTTATTCTAAGTGTCGCCTTGTAATGTTTGATCACATTGAACGAGAATGGAAAAGGAAAACCTTCCCAACTCTTCACAATAGGTTAGAATTTTTCTGATATGTAATAATAAGATGAAATGGAAAATTGTTAAATGTTTTTACATTCAAATGAAACAACAACTCACATTTTCAGTTCTGACAGATGGCCTCGTAACTTTCGTAAGAAACTTGATTAAAGAAGTTTTTCATGGAAAGTTAAATAAGGAGTTGATCCGTGGTATAAATAAAAAAGATGGTGCCAAGACCTCGTAAGATTGTTGAGAAGATCTACTACTACGCCACTGATTCCGACACCGAGATGGAAGAAGGCGAAGACCACGTTGCTCGCTTCGTCTTCCCGGATGGTAGTGATGAAGAATGGTTGAGTTCGGGCTCCGAATCTGAATCTGAAAGCGAAGCGACGACGGTAGTCTTTGATGACGATGACTGGAAACTCGAAGAGTCAGGCTCCGGAGTTTCAGACTCCGAAGATGGTACGGACTATGACTCCGAAACTGAACCAGAATCAGATTCTGAAGAACTTGATGAACCAAAGCCATACTACGGTAAAGGATTCCGTGTATATTTTGATGGTCATGAAGACAAGAAGTTGTTTATGAAGACTCTTGGATTTTAGAAAATCTAAGTTAGATAATGAATAAAAATGTAATGTTTATAAAAAATGCTTACTCAATTTGAATGGATCGTTGCCACCGGGGCTATATTTGCCTTTTTCACCTCTTTCGGAATTGGTGCAAATGATGTTGCCACTGCTGGGACTAACGCCGGTGCGGCCTACATATATGGAGGATATAGTTATTACATGTAACCTCCCCTTATGGATGTTCATAGAAGAGGTGTTAGAGTTTAGAATGTAGATATAGTATAGCATGACACATGTAAGAATAGGTATAACAGATGACACAACCCCCGAAGACATGGATCTATATTTTACACAACTTTGGCGACACAATAGGAAATTTGTTCTCGTGATTGACACGACGCAATGTTCAAATATATCTCTCAGACGTGCTATGAGAATGAAGTCTGTCCTCAATAAACATCGTGAAAACTCGAGGAAGTTTATTGATCACAGCGAAATACTTGTAAAAACTAGCCTCACCAAAAATATTTTAAGAATGGCTCTGTGTATAATACGAACAGAAAGACCAGCGCACATTCTAAAGGTAAAAAAATCTAAGTAAAAGTTAATCAACCTAAGTGAGGTGTAATTTAGTTTTTATTGTATAAAAAATGACTGGTGATCCAATTAATGATGATATCCAATGGCTTCTTCGAGAGCTTAAACAAGTAAACGAAGATCTCGAAGCAGTCCGTGTCTACTATGGCTTTATTGATCGGGGTAATACCGTGTCTTGTAGATATCAAGCTATCGGCGAAAAAACAGACACCTCATGGAATCTCTGTGACTATTTGAAAACACAACTTCTCATATTAAACGAGGCGAGAGATGATATACTTTTTGAACTCGAATGTCTAGATGAAACGAGACAATTTTAACCTAAGTGGATTTAGTTATTGTAATTTAACTAAGCAGTAAATCATCATGGAAGACCTTACCAGTCTTATGTCGATCATAGATACACTCTCCAAGTCTTTTCCTGAAGGAGATTATTTAAAAGCTTGTAACCACATGAAAAATTTATACAAAGTTGTACCGAGAGCAACTTCACCCGAAGTAAATTTACCAAGAATAAATACAAACCGTCGACCAATTCCTTTCCCTGAAAGTGAAAGTGACAGTGACGAAGATGACGGAAACGACTTTCAAATACGACCGAATGTGACAGCACTTACAGATGAAGTTTACAGACTTAGTACTGCTATTGGACGCTGTACAATGCAAATAAGACAAAGAGAAAGTCAACTTCGATACAGAAAAATAAAACAAAGAATTACGGCGGCGGTTAGAAAAGATGCTATTAGAGAATATGCACAAGAGTGTGGTTTGTTACGCTTGAGACAGTACACAATGGAAGAACTCCGTACAAGAGGTCACAATATACCTAATGAACGAATGTTTTACAAAGAATATTTGGAAAGATATAACATGCGTATACAGAACTATAACAATCATGCCAGGGAAGAGATTGTAGAGATGGTGAATTATCGAGAGACGCTGAAGCAAAGGTATAGAGACGCTCATACTTCACTCTATGGTAGACCACCCGCTTAATAATTCTGTAACTTTATTTGCTATCAAGTAACCAAGTAGTGGTGGAACGGCATTACCTATTGGTTTGTATGCAGACATTGTTGGTTTCTTCCCTGGATCAGTAAGAATAATATTAGGTGAAAATGTTTGAATGAGTGCCGCCTCCCTCACTGTAAGACGTCTTTCATCTAGTCCTTCTTCATTGTTAATACCATTTACATGTCTTCTAAACTCTATGTTACCATGATGTTCTGCACGCATGGTGGGACCGAAATCATCCAAGCAAATTTCTTTTTGGCCCTGTCCTCTTTCGAGTTTTGCTGCTTTTGAAAAAACTTGTTGTGCTAAATCCGGTGTTTCGGATGGTTCTTTCAAATGTTTAAAGTAGTTTCCCAAAGTGCATTTTTTTTTATTGTAATCTATTATGTTCCAGTTTTCTGACATATTGTTCTTTCTAATACCCATAATAATAACACGCCACCGTGTTTGTGGGATGCCATACTCTTCACATTTAATTAACTGATACTTTACTTCATATCCTGCATTCGAAAAATCATTCACTATTTGTTTTATAGGTTCACCTTTCATGGTCAATAATCCATTTACATTTTCAGCGACAAATATCTTTGGGTTTACACGTTTTACAACTTCTACAAAACATTGGTAAAGCGTTCCTCTCTGACTTTCTAACCCCTTTCTCTTACCAGAATGACTAAAATCTTGACACGGAAACCCACCACATACAATATCTGCATCCGGAAATTGATAATTTTCTTCTAACAACGTGCGTATATCTTTGGAAATATAGTTGTGTGACCACCCATTCCATTCCGCAATTTTTTTAGCTGACGGCAAAATATCATTTTGCATCACAACTTCAAACGGAAGTCTCTTGAGGTGAACAAATCCGTCAACACACGACTCTCGGTCTATGAATCTTTCATCGACACTTTCTTTATGAACTTCTATATCTTCGGCAAATCCTGCATCCATGCCACCCATACCAGTGAAGAGTGATAGAAGTTCGTACATTACCTAAGTTAAGGTTTTAAACTTTAAATAACAAAGTAAAAAATGAGCTTGTCAAGAAAAATTTGTAATTTGTTTAGAAACAAAAATGCACAAGCTGATTATATAAAACTATTACGTGATTCACATGCTGAATCGTTGCGTGATGGAAAGTTAACTATGGATGTAGGTACAAGCCGTGAGCGGGACCTTATTACAGTTTTATGTAAGTATTTTGGGCGTGACTGCATAAACTGGAGTATTCCTTCAGATTTTTCAGAAGATGTACTCATTGAAAATAAACCAGTTTCTATCAAACACTTGACAACGACACAAAGAAACAATTGTAGTACTCTCCCGAGTTTTAAAATAAAATGGACATCTAACGCCGATGCTGCCGAAAGACACATTGAAGAATATATCGAAAGTGAATGGACTGATTATTTAATAATATCAGAGATAGACAACATGGGTGTGACTGTAAATGTAATTTCGCCATCACAAGTGAACAAAATTATAAAGTTTCTAAAAAGACGGGCATTCAAAAAAATTTCTAGGAAAAATAACATTCGTGGAATTGAATTTTCCGAAATGACGCTTAATCTTTTGAAATATTTTTGCAAAAGTATCCGTTTTAAGGCGGATGTCTTTAGTCGTCTATTGGATCCAATAGATAAAAGACTCTATAAACTTACTTAGACAAGACATGGTTATGAACATTAAGATGAAAGAAGATCTCCGTGATGTTATGCGCATCGTCGATGAAAACTGTACACGGTTACCCGAGGGTGACTATTTGGAAATATGTAATCGATTGCAAAAGATCTTCAAAAATAATGAAGATCGAGAAATGACACCTCTAAATGACTATACTAACTTTGATATATTTACACATGATCAAACTGACCGAGCACTTGATTACTTTTATAATCATTATTATTCTGATTTAATCGAAACCGATATCAATTTTCTTGTATATCAAAAAGGGTACCTGGAAGAAGAAAGGGATGAACATAAACCCATACGACGTATTTCTAAAACTGTAAAAACTGACGCAATCCGGCACTATTGCTGGCTGCATAATTTTGCATTAGATGAGTACACGGAAGAATGTCTTAAAAATTTTCAAGATGAAAACGGTTTTGATATAGGTGAAAATGGTACACCCTTTACAGTGGCGGTTAAAAGACTATATAGGTCATATATTGAATTAGAAAACATATATAGAAGTTTTTATTGTGAATCTATAGATAATAGAATTCAAAAGATCAATAAATGGATAGAAAATTTTAGAGATATGTAATTTGATAAGCATTTAAGTATGTTGCAAACATAGTCCATATGGCCAAAGGTATCATCAGCTTTTTGTCATCGTTATCTAATTTATATACAACCTTCCAAGAAAGTATAGAAGCTGACAATAGAACCAAAGTACTAAGTTCTTTGTTATCCATGCAAGAATAAACATACAACCATGAACAACAAAGACCTATTATCATAGAAAATAACAAGTCCATTTTAGATTTTTGCCATGCGAAGCCGGTTGTCAAATATAACAGCGGCCACACAATAGCAAACACCCAACCTGGTGGTCTACCTGGCACATTTACAGCGGATTTTTCCAGTGTGTTGCAATATTTGGATGTTAAAATATTTGTCAAAGAAATAAGTATACCAGGGAGAAACAGTCTCATCTTAATATACATTTATATTTTTTTGTATGCATATAATATAATGGCCTCGAGTGATATAGTAGTTCTTTTGTTTTTGTTGTGCTGTTGTTTATCTTCTGTGGCTGCATCTGCGGGTCTTTTTTGGAATTGTAATGACAGATCATGGGATATAAATAATTTTCATATAGATAATTGTACAAATTTTGACTTTGGTCCGTCTCCGTCTCCGTCTCCATCTCCATCTCCGTCTCCAGCAGACGAACAGGATGTGGCACCTTCTCCGTCAGAGGGTAGTAATACGTCAGGGTATGCGATAAAAGAGTATTACAAGGTTAAATAAAATATGAATATATATTAATGATAGCTATCATCTTACTTGTCGCATTACTTTTGGCGGCTGCTTTCTCTTACTACAAGGGTTGGATTAACCTCGACTTTTTGAAAAAGAAAGAAGACACAGAACAACCGACACCGGATATGGCTCCGGTGGGTGGGGGTGATGGTACGACAGTGACACGTGAAGACACCCAGCCCACGGGCCCAACTATAAATTTCGACGGGGTCTCTAAATCTAATTCAGAAGGTGATGTTGATAACACAGAGGGATACATGATTGGTGGAAGTAGTTTTTTGTAAATATAAAATATAACTATAAGATATATTAGAATGAGTGACATAAGTTCTCCAATTAAGCTAACAATTACTTGGAGTAATGGCACTGGATTTTCTTTAGTGAAACGAGTAAGACTTATAAAGATGTTCGGTTCCACTGAAGACATTGTTTCCTTTTCCAAAAGTGACAGCGCTGATGAGAGCTACTTCACAGATAACGCTACCGGTTTGACAGCTGATTTTGTCATTGAACGATCTACGGAAAGTGTTGGTGCTCACAAGATCAATGCCGAATACAGTCTCACGGATGCCGGTGATTGGACGGCATTCCCGGGTGGTGAGTTGTCTGTCGATATTTCTTCGACGGATATAGACACCGACTTTAGTGAATTTGAAGCTGGTGAGGTTTCTTACACCCCGGGCGCTGGAAGTGGATTTACGGCGGAAATTAACGTTGAGTCGATTGAATATAACGTGAAAAACGGTAAGGGTGTTAATGTTTTCGGTGGCCGCATTTCTTTCATCCCAGGATCCATTACTGATGCTTATTATATCATAAAGAATGATAAGTTCCTTGTCAAGGCGGCGGATGACAGTCTTTCCTTTACTGGAAATACAGTTGACCAAGCTTCGAACTTCTTCAACATCAAAACAACCATAGGTCTAACTGAATACAACTTCATTACAGCGGGTAAGGGTATTACTGATAAGATTATTAACTATGGATCAGGTGGTCTTAATATGTTACTCTTTGGTGACATATCTGATTTGAGTGAGTCTAATATGACTGTCACTCTCTATTCGTAATCACGGATTGTTACACCCACAGGAAACCGTGGTACACCAAGCGATGTTAAATTTTGAAATCTAACGGTAAGTTGTTTACCTATATGTTTATCCTTTTCTCTGTAAAATCTCTCACGTTCCTTAATGGTTCCTTCTGGTTTTACAGTGAATTCTTGATTATTTACAGTCTTACAAACCCACACGACAGCATCTGCATCTCTCCCGTGACCCGTTTTAGCACCAACAATTTCGTATTCCTCTGTTTGAAATTCCTTGAATTTGAGAAGATAGTTGCTCCTTTTCCCAATTTCATAAACACTTGTCACCTCACGAATCATTATACCCTCATGCCCCTGATCAACAAACTTTCTGTGATATTTTGGAATTTCTTCCTTTTTAGAAATAAGTAAAGTTTCTACCCGAATGGGTGTCTTCTCTTTGAGTATTTTTTGTCTTTCTGCAAATGGAAGATCGGGTCTATCCGTATTAAAGTAATCAAATGCATGAAACTCCAAACTTTTTGGGTCCATTTTAAAAGCACTTGTTAATTCTTCAAATGTCATATTTGGAGCATAACATTCTCCATCTAACCACTCACCCTCATTCAATTTTTCGGAAAGATGTCTCATACCATTTACAATTTTACCCGTTCTAGAAAAACAACCACCCAAAGAAACCAAAAGACGAACACCATCCAATTTGGGTTGGACGTAAAAAGGTTCGGAAATATACTTTTTTCGGTCTTCCCATTTGTTTGCCAGCATTGGTAAAATTTGTAAAACTTTAGTTTTTTCGTTGTTCCACATGGTTTGAGCTCTAGATATAGCTTTATCGTAACCAGTTTTAACATTTGTTCTTGATACTGTGGTTTTGTCACTTCCAACCATACCAGTAGTCTTTACAATGTCAGCAGTTCCATTACCCAGGTCTTCTACACGAATGTCGGTAAAGCGTTTACGTCCGTTTTTGTCTTCTTTGATAATTCGTTCCATTTTACAATTAATTAATTTCTCAACTTTAAATAGATGACTTCAATTCCAGTTGTAAATTATGGTAGAATGGAGCGACTTAGGCTGCCAGAAGACACATCCGTGCCATTGAATTTAAACACATTCTGTGTTATATTTGTTATATTATGTTTGATTGGTATGTATAAAAGGTACATTGATATCAATCAATATCGTGAGCGATACCATACTTAAGACATTTTGTGGGTTCTAAATATAGATCCTTTTTCATAAGTTTATTAAGTTTCTTTTCCGGAATTTTAGATCTGGAAGTATATATCATTTTAATCATAGCCATGAACTTATCACATGTCTTCATTTCGGACTTGAGTTCTTCATATTTACCCCAGAAATCAGTAGAAAGTTGATGAATTAACATATACGCATTTCGACCAATAAGTCTCTTTTTACCGCCCATGAACATGAACGTGGCCGCACTACAGCACGATCCTTGTGCAACAGTGACGACTTCAACTCTTGACTTTTCCAGAATGTTCATTGCCGCAAGACCGGCAAACATATCACCGCCTTCACTCATTATATTAACCTTGATTGAAGGTTTGTAATCACTTAAATCGGCGGCTTTCTTTAAAAGATCAATCTCCAAAATCTTAAACTTTTCCGTGAATTCAAGAATACTTTCGGGGGTCACTTCAGAATAGAAAAACATCTCATTTCCAATAACTTTAGTGGTTTCCGCTTCTTCTTCAATCTTTTCTTTCTCTTTGTTCAATTTCATGTTTGATTGCTTTTTTTATTTTGGTAACGTCTCTTTGTTTTAATTTACTTGATAATGATATGTGGTTCATTATGTCGAACTTTTGAGGGGTGATATTGTAATCCATGAGTATACCCATGTTACCCACCTCGGCATACTTTTTCAAAAGACAGAGTTCGTCAATTCCGATAGAAGTATTTGATTCTTTTGTAATTTCCTTTAATTTTTGACGTCTCATTTTATAATTTCCGTGCTTTGTCCAGCATTTACCAGGTCTAATTTTATCGATTTCTACAGCTTTCTTCATTGCTCTTTTGGGTAACACCACTGCATGGAATATGAAATAAGGCATGAGACACCAGTTTCCACTGTACATTTCCGTGTCGTATATGTCACACAATGAAAATGACTCGGCACATCTAGACATATCTATACCTTGTGAACTTGGATAGTTTTCTTGAAATACATGCCACACATTACCGTGTTCCGATATATATTCTATTATTTTAATTTTTTCATTTGATGATAACGTTTCATATATAAATTCTTTTGAAGTTTGTATAAAATCTTTATTGTCAGAACCACCTAAATATGAAAAAAAGTTTCTTATGTTGCCTCGTGATTTTATAGCCATTTGTAATATTTTAGACATTTCGTGTTGATTATCATGAACCAAAGTTGCGAGTATTTCAGGTTTCTTTGTTTCAATTATGATTGTTTTGAAATTTGGATAAAATAACATTTGATCACTAACAACTATAAACGAACCATTTGTTACTTTATTACCATCTGAGACACTTTCTATCATTCTTTTATACACGGTAACATCTGGTAAATAGTCTTCTATAAAAATGTGTTTGTTTGAATTCTTAACAAATGTTAAAAAATTGCTATCATTTTTTAAATGATCAGTTTCTAATTCAATTGAGTTTGTCTTATTAACTAACATGTTAAGCAAATATGTTTTACCCACACCAGGTCTACCACACAAGAATATATTTTCATTATTTTCTAAACATTCTTTTAACAAATTATATTCTTTCTCATGAATTGTAGATTTTTGTTCATCTTTTTTTTCACTATTTATTTTAATGAAGCAATCCATTGATGATCTTACTAATGAGGCAATAGATATAGTAATGCAGAATAACGCACTACAAGAACGTATCGTAGAACCTTTAAAATACAAAATTTTACGATATGTTGTTTTTATGTCGGTGTTTAACATTATAATTTTGTTACTTATTCTTCTTCTTGTGTATCGTCTTGTGTTGGCTCAACCACTACTGACTGCAACTCCACTCTCTGCGTAAGTTCTTTAATGACACTACGTTTCTTGAGATCTTCTAGTTCTTTTTTTGTTTCATCAGCCTGTTCAGTAAACTTTGCATCACCTTTCTTCACAGTTTCCATTGCACTGTCTTTTGCTTCTTCTACAACATCGAACACTCCACCAACATCGAACACTCCACCACGTATCTTTTTGAGTTCATTTCGAAGTTCATCTTTTGATTTGTCACCTGTTGGAAGTAATCCCTTCAGCTGAGATATCACTGTACTTTCTGTTATAGCCTTGAAAGGATCTATTGGTTTTATATGCATAATCTCTGGCTTTGTTAAATATTCATCCGAGGGGAAGTCACGCTCAAATGCCATGAGAACGTCATTTGGTACAGGTGGACTTTGTTCCAACAATCTATCGTATTCAGCTCGACACTCTTGTACTATTTCTTTACCGTCTTTTGTTCTTTCTTTCAATGGCAAAGATAATTCTAATCTAATTGTTCTAGAAAGCTTACCATAAGCAAGCGACGCGACACGATGACTCTCCATTAATTCATTTATTTTCAAGAATTGCATTATAGTCGCAATCAACCCGGCAATCAAATTCAAACCACCGATTATACTTGGTACAGATGACTTTATAGATGATGGAAATTGATCCTGGGCAAAGTTTGCAGTACCGGTGACGGTCGACAACACAATCACGGGGAGGGTAAAACGCATACTCAATTTTTTGTACAATAAATACGCACGGTGATTCATGTACCTATAGCAAGCAGATGCCTCACCCCAAGCTTTCAATATCTTTTCATGCTGGGGGTGCCAGACTTTTGGAAGCTTAACTTTTTCTTTGTCCATATTACAATAGATGAACATAATATTTACAGTTCATCTTATACTTTTCATTTCACTGTTTGTAATTCCTTTCAGAAATAACGAAAAACATTTACAATTTTATTCTATTTTGATTCCATTTCTTTTTTATCATTGGTCGGTTAATAATGATTCTTGTGCCCTGACGCAATTAGAAATGTATGTAACAGGAGAAGATAAAGAAAAGACACTCATGGGTCGTATTGTTGGTCCAATATATAAAATGGAAGATACAGAGGCAAATAATTTACTAAAAACAACACTTTTTGCATTATGGGCTTTCGTACAACACAGACTCGGAAACTTTGACTGGATAAAAGAAAACCTAAATAAAAAATTAAATAAGTTATTTTAAGATGACTTCCTGGTCCGAAGGTGAAATAAAGCGCTTCGAAAAGGAATTATCTTTTTACGAGAATACAGAAATCCTTGATCCGTGTACGGGAGTTCTTAGGTCAAAGATAATTAAGCTCTTATTAAATTATCACAAGGGAATCTTTCAGTTAAGCACTTAAAAATTTTGTCACAAGTAAATATATACATGAACATCGATTACGACATCGAGCGTTTGGAAAATTTGCAAGCTCTCAATGAGAAAGCTTTCGAGGAGAAGACTGCTGTCATCTATGAAAGAATTGACAAGTTGGAAAAGCAGTTAGACAAATCTTCCAACCAGCATAAAAGACACGTTATTCTTACTAGAATTGATTTTTACGAAAATGAAATTTCAAAGCTTCATCATGCTCTCGAAATAGTAACCACGGACATGGAAAACAAACTCAAAAAAATGAAAGAAATCCGTGATGAACAATTGGAAAAGAAGAAACAGAAGACAGAGTCACTGGACTACAATGTTAAATATTTAAGAGAGGCTATTTCTAGGAGAAACGTAAACGAAATTTACAGCATGTTTGAATCAGTTGTAAATTGTATCGATATACTTGAAAAGCGTGCTAAAGATTGATAGTATATCTGAATTTATCAAAAAAATGAACCGAATTTCTAAAATTGTAATATTCAATCATACATATTGCATCAGCAATGTCATGTTTTCTTTCATATGGAATTTCTGTTTCCAAATGTCTACTTGCAATTTTAGTAGTTCTCTCTTTTCTTTGATCATAGGTTAAATGTCTCATACCAAAGTGTGTATGCATACTATTAGGTGATATAAGTATGACCCTATCCTTGAACATATAATGTAATAAAGTTTCTATGTTTGTGAGTCCGCCAGGTGGTTGTCTTTCTATAAGGATTTTGTCCGCTGCTTTAAATATGTAATGATGGTCATCTACAAATAAAGGGACTAAATCTACGATGTCATTTGAATAAATATGTTTATAATCTTCTAGACTTACTTTCTTTATATACTCTACATTTATCTTGGCACCGACACACTCAGCCAAAACCAAGGCCATGTTATGATACCCTATATCAATAGACAGTATCTTCATACTTTAATTATAATTTATTTTTTTAATATCATCTTTATTATAAATGAAGAACAAAACAAAAAGTAGGATTTTGTACAGTCTTGTCATTGTCCTTCTTGCCTATATAGTGTATAAATGGTATAACTCCAGTGTGGTTGAAGTGGGTATTCCCATACCCGTACCAGTAGAAGTCACTTCTTATGCAAATCAGTCACCGGAGTACAGAGATCCACCTATAAAGGAATACAAACCCGGACACATACAGCAGATGGGGGTATTGTTAGGTGACAACGACGAAACCCTACCCCTCTTCGGTAAGGAAGTCAGTGGTCGTAGAGATAGATATCATTTCTATACGACTACAAACGGTGAGAATATTTATCCTTTGCCCATATCTTACCAAGACCGAGATTGTATGGATGACATAGGATGTCAGGAGTTATATGGAAATGAAACAGTGTCTGTTACAGGTAAATCAGGGGATTATAATGTTCAAATGTACAGGACGGATAATTTCTTTTAACATAAATTGTTTTTGAGTTTGTGTAATGCATCATATTCTAAAAGTTGCATACCACCCCCAGTCTTCGAATGTTTAGATTTTATATTAAGTAGTTCGCGCACTTGATCATCGTCCAGTATGTGTAGAAATTCTCTCTTAGCATACAGGTCGTCCATGTGATTTACTTCTTTTTTAGCTTGTACATATGGCCATGTATGTTTTCTTAATAAATAGACTTCTTCTTCGAGTTGGTGTAGTCTTGGAATCACGATTTCACGTATAAATTTACCCAGTTGTTCCGGAGAATCATTCCACTTAAATTCGTGTTCACTCATGTATTAAAAATGTTTTACATCTTTAAGATATGCTACGATATGCCGCTCTAAATCATGAACTAACTAAAATTGTAAGACACGTAAATAAATGCGGTTCTAAAGTTATATTAGATTACGCTCGTGAAAATTGTAGCTTAGAAGATGCAAACTATGTGAGTGATGTTAACATGAAAATAATACCAACCATTCCCAGTTCAATGATTGCTTTGAAAATGTCATCATTTGGATCAAAAACATCACCCCACAGGGCTGAATCACATATAAGAAAAATTATTCAACATTCTATAAAAAATAGTGTTAAAGTTTGTATAGATGCTGAAGAAGTTATCTATCCAAAGACGTGTTACGACTTAATGTTGGAATTTAATAAATATGATTTAAATGTGTTTAAAACATATCAAATGTACAGAAAAGATGCATTAAAAGAATTAGAAAGTGACATACTGGCTTCTCAAAGAAATGATATACAATTAGGAGCTAAGCTTGTAAGAGGGGCATACATAGGAAAACAACTTAATTTATTCAAAACAAAAGAAGAAGTCGATGCATCATACAGGCGTGCTTTAGAAATAACTCTCAATTCTAGTGATAATGTGCACACACTTGTAGCTACACACAATGCAGATGATATCAAATATACAAGAATGTGTCCACACAAAAGATATAAAATAGCACAATTGCTTGGTATGAATAATGATTTTCCAGATTATGTTTATATGCCATTTGGTTCTTTATACGAAGTTACACCTTATTTATTACGAAGACTCATCGAAAGAAGTAAATGGTGTTAAAAATATTATTGCAAATATATTTAATGAGAACTATCAAGAGGTTTGGATATTTTAGCAATGATTGGGTACCCAGTGCCAAACGTATTAGAAAAAACATTGTTGCCGCCCATAAAAGTGAAGATGTGTATCACGAAATGAAGAAAAACGAAATAACACGTGTCGCTCTTGAACAAATTTACATATCACCATGTGTAAAGGAAACAAAACAAATTACACCCAGACAAATGCGTCTGAAATTGATACTTCATGAAGCACTTGATATAGCGTATGCAATTTGTGAACATGGTGATATAGAAGAATGTAAATGGGCGTGGGAGATGGTTGACGAAATTGATGACGCAGCTACACGAGCTGGTGTTAGGTACGAGTAAAAGTTATTCCGAAACGTGATTGCATGTATCGTTTAACATCTTGAAAGTTGGGATAACTCCACAGATACCATCTCGACCAAAATCCAGCGGTATCTATACCTCTTATAGACCAATCTTCCTTATCACTTCTCTCAATTTTTAACATTTGTTTATGAACTTTTGAAGCATTTTTCTCTTTGAGAATACTTGCTGGTATACGCCCACCATGTCTCTGAACGTATAATCGCATTCTAAGTGGATTCTTGTGTTTGGTGTAGTCTGAATATCCTCTGGCACCAAAATCAACAGTCTTATTATCTTCTAATATTGCTCTAAATTTCTTTTTCGAATCTGGACTACGAATAATTCTAACTCGCATACTTATATTTTACTTACAAATTATTTTTGGCACATGGAGCAGTAACCTTCGCTTTTTTTACCCAAGAACTTTTCTTCCTTGCCACGCTTTGTGAGAAAGAGGTGATCATACACATGAAACAAACCAAGGGCGACAGACAGAATGGCGAGTGTCTGCTTGTTGAAATTTTTGTATCTGAACGCAGTGTACAAAATAAGACTCAAGATCACGAGTTGAACTAACGTAAGTTTGGGCATGACAAATCTTTTTTCGAGACTATCAACACTTTCTGAGACAGACGGGGCATACTTTTCAGAGCGTTTATATCCAGGCATTTTTATAATAGAATAAGAAAATAATGTCTTCCCTGTGGATTCCAATAATTTTATTACTTTATGATTATCTGAAACTACCGATAGACACATTGTATTTTTCTAATCCTTTGAGACCAATTGTTGGAATAAGAAATTCAATAATTGATTTATTTATGTATAAAAGTTTTTATAACGTTTATGATTTTCCAGGTTTATGGAAAGTAAAAGCAAATTTTGAAACAATAAAAACAACATTTGAACAAAATGTCGACAAAGTTCCAAAGTATTATTTTCATAAACTTGATAAATGGTTCAAGAAAAACAAAAAATATTATTATTACAAAGTTAGTGATTTTCCAGAAATACAAAAAATAATTGATGAAATACCATGTGTGGATAAAACAACTGGTGTCTTTGCTGTCATGGATGCCCCAATGTGTATACCACCTCACAGAGCCGAAAGTAACACACAACTTAGATATCATTTAACAATAAAAAGCGGCAGAGATTGTGTTTTACATACACCAAATAAAAGACATACACACTTCCCTGGTGATGAAATACTATTTGATCATTCAAGATACCACAAAGTAACCAAGAGGGGGTACATGAAGCGTGTTACTTTAATACTAGATGTGAACAGGTTTTGGTAACCTAAGTTATAGTCTTTAAATTAAAATTTAAGTTTAAAAAATAATAAATGTCAACTGTCGAAGAACTCAGGGAAATTATCAAAAATTTAGAGGAAGAGATCACCAGGCTTAAGGCTGCGTCAACGATTACCTCACAATGCGAAGGCGTTACTGGGAAAGGTACACCTTGCAGAAACAGAGCATTACCTGGCTTCATACACTGTCGTTTACACAAAGACAAACCACCAAAAGTAAAAAAGACTGGAGTAAAAGAAAAAGTCAAGAAAGTTGCAAAGGTTCACCCAGAGCATACTCACAAGATTGGTGAAGTCCCGACACAACCATGCCCTCTTTGCGAAACGCATGGTGATGTATTTGATCCTAATGTGACACATGTGTGTTACGAATCACCAAAGAGACTTTGGTGTGATGAGGCTAGTGATGATGATGATCTCCCAGAGCTCACCGTGTAAATAATAAAATTTACTAAAATTATGGGGGACATGGAAGAGCGTATAAAACTTGTAGCTTTATTTGGTAATATGATGTGTTTAATTGATTCGATTTTCCACAAAAAAATATAAATTAATAGTAATGATAACAGGGGGACATATATTTGTATTGTGTTTAATCCTTTTGTTGATATATTTACTTTTTAATAAAAGTAAACGTGAAAAATATGAATACAAAAGTCACACCATCGACGTATCATGGACAAATGGAGACGGAACGTTTGCCATCGTAACAAAATGGATAGTAGTTGTAGTCACACCCGATGGAACCAAATACACAGCTGAAACAACTAGCCTAGAAGATAGAACAGATGGCTCAACTGTCAACCTAACGGTGAATGGCGTTGTTTTGAAGCCCGGAAACAATAAAATTACTATAAAATTATTGTTTGATGATTTATACGGTCGAAGAAATATACAATTTTATAAATATGAGGTTGAAAAAATCATATACGACGATTACGAAAATATAGTTAAAATAGACAATTTTGAAGGTTGTTATGAAGGAGAATGGACAAACAGTGGCAGTTGTTCTTCCGAAGGTAAACAATTACAGACTCGTAAAGCTGCTGGTAACTGCGATGATTTGTCTACGGAAAGAACAATAGATTGCGGGCCCCAACAACAGAAAATCCAGGCGTCGGATATACAATGGGGCGACAATTTCGGTGCTTCCGTTGCCATCTCTGAGGATGGGAACACCGCCATCGTGGGGGCGGTGTATGAGGATGCGGTTGTAGGCACCAATACCTTGTTCAGCGCCGGTGCCGCCTATATTTTCACCTGGTCCGGGACCAGTTGGAGCGAACAACAGAAAATCCAGGCGTCGGATATACAAGGGAATTCCAATTTCGGTGCTTCCGTTGCCATCTCTGATGATGGGAACACCGCCATCGTGGGGGCGCGTGGAGAGGATACTTCCACGGGTGCCGCCTATATTTTCACCCGGTCCAACTCGAACTGGACCCAACAACAGAAAATCCAGTCGTCGGATAAACAAGCGAATGACTTTTTCGGGTCGTCCGTCGCCATCTCCGGTGATGGGAACACCGCCATCGTGGGGGCGGTGTATGAGGATCCGGGTGGCACTACTGACGCCGGTGCCGCCTATATTTTCAGGTGGTCCGGGACCAGTTGGAGCGAACAACAGAAAATCCAGGCGTCGGATAAACAAGTGAGTGACGAGTTCGGCCATTCCGTCGCCATCTCTGAGAATGGGAACACCGCCATCGTGGGGGCGTGGTTTGAGGATGCGGTTGTAGGCGTCAATACCGCGTTACTCGCCGGTGCCGCCTATATTTTCACCTGGTCCGGGACCACTTGGAGCGAACAACAGAAAATCCAGGCGTCGGATAAACAAGCGGCCGACCGTTTCGGTATATCCGTCTCCATCTCCGGTGATGGGAACACCGCCATCGTGGGGGCGGAGAATGAGGGTACCACTGGTTCCGCCTATATTTTCACCTGGTCCGGGACCACTTGGAGCGAACAACAGAAAATCCAGGCGTCGGATAAACAAGCGAGTGACTATTTCGGTTATTCCGTCTCCATCTCCGGTGATGGGAACGCCGCCATCGTGGGGGCGTCTCGCGAGGATACGGGTGGGGGTGACGCCGGTGCCGCCTATATTTTCACGCGGTCCGGGACCAGTTGGAGCGAACAACAAAAAATCCAGGCGTCGGATAAACAAGCGAGTGACTATTTCGGTAATTCCGTTGCCATCTCTGAGAATGGAAACACCACCATCGTGGGGGCGGTGTATGAGGATGCGGTTGTAGGCACCAATACCTTGTTCAGCGCCGGTGCCGCCTACATATACCAAATGCAATAGGTATGATTCCGGTTATGCTCAAGGGACGGTATATTGTGAGAGAAGAGTTCCATATTCATGGGATCGTAAAACAAATCTTAGTGAATACAACAGTCTCGGTGGCGTGGAAGAGATATCCGAACTCCCGTAATAAAAAAAACATATGTTATGAACTCTCAAAGTTCACTAGATATGAAACCCGGTATGATTTTGCCTAGTCACGGGCCGCCAAATGTCCGAACATTTAACCCGTAACAAATTTCATGAAAATGTCATTCTCCTGGAGTTTTTGAAAAATTACAAAATCTCAATT